GCAGCATCAGCTGCAGTAATGTTATCCGATTCCCCCGATTCTGCAGACGCTTTTGCAGTCTGTCAGACTCCCACAGACCCAGCCCCCTGACAGCTACTGTGGTGTCAGGGTAGGCTGGAATGGACACAACTGAAACTTCTAACAGTTCCAGATCAGATACAGTTCTAATTTTGATTCCTTCTTCGACACCCCATGATTCACCACCAGGCATGACGATAAATCCGAATGACATCTGGGACACATCACCCCGTTTAACCAGTTCCATTAGGTCTGCAGCGTAGCTGGTGGATGGTGGGTCGATGGTCACCTTCAACCCTGTGCTGTCCACAGACAGTTTCAAGGTGTCATTCTGTCGCCTTCCCAGAACCATGGTGGTGTCATGGTTCACCAGTGCCCGCACATCAGACTTACCTTTTAATGTGCGATTAAATGCCTCTGGTGCGATTCTTTCCCTGAAACCGCCCAGATCTTCAGACAGTGGACCAAACACGCTTGCATAGCCCACCAGCTTCCCAGCATCCAGTCCCATGGTCCCCAGTGCCCTAGTTTCCATCTGGACCACCTGACCTTTCTGCTGTGGGTGATTTCACAATAGGTGACCACTTGATCCCCCAGCTGTGCTGTCCACCGGGTTCTGGTGGTGGGATCAAAACCCGCTCCCGTTCAATCCCACAGATCCTGCATCTGTTGGTGTAGCCATGTTCACAGCTGGGGATCTGGTGGTCTGTCATATCCTGTGCCAGTTTCGCACACCATGCAGCACTGTGGATGACAGCCCCAGCATCTGTCCCAACTGAAGCAGTTGCGCTGTCTGGTGTGTCTGCTGTTGGGATCTGTGCTGGGGCTGTGGTGACAGATGGTGATGCTGGTGGTGCCTGTGCCCCACCAGGCCCATCCAGTGGCTGCATGTTGAGCGGTTGCAGGTAGACATCCCCACCTGGTACTGGCTCTAAATTTTCCAGTGCCCTGATTTCATTGATCGATAACCAGCCCCAGTTTCTTCCGACAGCATAGGCTGCATACCTTGCAGCTAGGTCTGTGCGTAGCAGACCCTCTACACTGTGTTCGGCATAGTAGCTGTCAGATTCAGGCAAAAGCAATTTTCTTTTGATTTCCTGTTCGATCCTGACCAGCCATGGTCTAAGTGTTTCTGACAGGAATGCAATGTTTTCTTGTTCCAGACTGGAATAGGACACACCACCAGTGTCCCTAAGTTTTGATGGGGGGATGTTAAACCACCTAGCCACTTCCTCTATCTGGAATTTTCTGGTCTGTAAAAACTGTGCATCATCAGGTGGGATGGATGTGGCTGTCCACTTCATGCCCTCTTCCAGAATGGCTACCCTGTGGCTGTTATCCAGCCCACTGTGCAGTCTCTCCCAGTCTCCCCTGAGTCTGCCCCTAGCATCATCAGACAGCCTTCCGGGATGCTCTAACATCCCAGATGGTCTAGCCCCAGACCCAAACAGACCAGCCCCGAATTGTTCGCAAGCCATACCCAGTCCGATGGACTCTCTGGCTAATCGGATGGGACTGTAGCCTGTGATCCCGTCGAAACCAGGACCAGCCACATGGAACACATCTGATGGTGCAAGCCTGACCACAGAACTACCAGGGATCTGGTACTGGTAGAACAGGTTACCATTGCTGTCCCTGTCGGTTTTGACCAGATCTGGTGGTAACAGCCAGAGGTTTTTGATGTGGCCAAATATGTCCCGTTCAATTTCAGCGTAGCCATTACCCCATGACAGGGCATGTGCCACGATTGATTCACGGAATTGGAATGCTGAACTCTCTGAATTAGGCTGAGTTTTCAGCAGATAGGCCACATCGATGTCATCGATTCTAACCCTTCCACCGGGCTGTTTGTCATACACATGGAGTGGAAGACTTGCGATGGTTTCGCTGATGATACGAATGGCTTGAAACACAGGACTATAGGTCAGTGCAGTGTCTTCTGACACAGCAACACCAGCAGTACTGGATGGGATCCCAAAAAAGCTGTTGAGTGCTGGATCCCTGAGATTAGGCATACGGTTTTTAGGACTGCCTACAAAATAGGATGCAGCCCTGGTAATGGATGATATGAGCCTTTCTGCTAGGTTCATAAGGTCATCATCCCCCTTGATTCATACACAGATGGTGCATTGTGTCCGATTCTGCCCCCCGCTTCCCCTACTCTGGATCTGGCCACAGCCATAATCGAGGCAATCAATGCATCGATCTTTTCAGAACTCTTGCTTTTACTGGGCTTTATATTGCCTGCTGCATCAGACTCTATTGAACAGTTTCCCAGACACCATCGCAATACTGGATGACCAGAATGTCTGATCTTTTTGCTTGCAAGCAGGGTTTCAAAATCCTTAGCTGCAGGGGACATCGATGCATAACCTTGACCAAAAGCCACTACCTGTAACCCATCTGACTGCATCTGTTGGGCTAGTTGGGCACAGTTCCACCTGTCAATTGCGATGTCTTGAATCCTGTATTGTGTGGCAAGTCTCTTGATCTGGTTATATACCTCTTCATATTCGATCACATCACCATCTGTCACATTCAGGTGACCACTGGACACCCACTGGTCATACCGCATTCTGTTAGAACGCTCGCGTTGTTTCAGCACACCCCGTGGTGCCCAACAGAATGGTTCAATCCATACGGTCCCATCATCCAGTGGGAACACCAGCACAAAAGCAGAAAGGTCCTGTGTGCTGGACAGGTCCAGTGCCCCGTAACAAGTCCGCCCATCCAGATCTGGTCTGGGACACTGGCACTGGTCCCACAGGTCGAATGACAGCCACCTGGTGACAGTGTCTGTCCACTGACACAGATGCAGCCGCCTAAATGCTAGTTCTTTAGCGGGTGATGTTGCAGCTTCTGCTGCAGCTTGTGCTAGGTACTCTGGTCTGACACTGATTCCATAACCGGGGTTAGCCTTCCGCCATGTGGATTCCAGCTTCCAATCATCGGTTTCACCCGCTGCATACAGGATCGGCAAGAATGTGGGATCTTGGATGGATCCATCCAGCACAGATTTTGCATAGGAATGCATTTCATAGCACAGGCTGGTCCTGTCATGCCCAGCCGTGGTGATTGCCACTGTGAGTGGCTGTAACCGTGCAGCTACGCTGGTGGTTAGAACAGACCACAGTTCCCTGTTGGGCTGTGCATGTAATTCATCAAAGATAATTGCAGAACAGTTCATTCCATGTTTTGTGTATGCATCAGCAGACAGTGCCCGATACCTGTTGCCTGATTTTGTTATTATTTCTTTTCTAAGAACATGGCACTGTTCAGACAGCAGTTTATTGGACTGGACCATCCTGCTTGCAAGATCAAACACGATGGATGCTTGTTCCCTGTCTGCTGCAGCACTGACTATTTCAGCCCCCTGTTCTGGATCGGCCAGAAGCAGGTACAGTGCAATACCTGCACACAGGGTGGACTTCCCGTTTTTCCTTGGGATTTCGATGTAACTGGTCCTGTACTGTCTCAGTCCATCAGCCCTGATGGTTCCAAATAGTGGCTGTATAATGTCTGTGAATTGCCAGTCAGATAGTGCGAAACTGTGCCCAGCCAGGCTACCCTGCTGATGGGTCAGACACCGTTCAAAGAACCGTTTGACCTGTAGTGCCTTCTGCTGTCCGATGGTCAGCAGGTCTGTGGTCAGCCCTGCAACAGTTTCAGGATGGGGTTCTGTTCCTCTGCTGGACTTCCGCTTATTTCCGCTTCCAGATTGACTGGAAGTTTTGATGACCCTCGCGTTCTCGGACTTAGGTACAGTGCTGCTAGGACGTCTTTTAATCGGCTTTCCGTCCGGCTCAGTTCCTGCACCACCGGGTGGATCTGTGCCCCCCGCTGTCCTGGTATCAACAGATCGGTCAGCCCTTCCAGACTTTTTCTCAACAGGTCTGCTCTGACTGCTATTCGGCATGCAAGTATTACCACCATAAGGTCTGAATGCCCACCGAATCCCACTTCCTGCATCGCTGGCACGATCCATTTATAATAACGTAATTCAGCTGCATTCAGTGTGTTGACACCAGTGGGTTTTTCTGGGAAAGACCCACCGGCTTTCAACCATGTTGACCTGTTTACTTTCTTTACGCCACGCTTCATTGTGCTATCTTCTCAAAATTACAAGAGGCAACATAAAAGTGCGTTCTGG